CTCGTATATAATTTACCAATCCCTTCTCCATATAAAGAAATAGACACGTACAAAATTGCTGTAAGAGAGTTTGGTTTTGAAAGTAACTCTTTGGAATATTTATCGTCCATTCTTCTTGGTGAACAGAAAAGTAATCACAAGAAATTCCCTGGATTTGAGTTGTGGTCTAGATGCATGTCGGGAGATCCTGATGCATGGGGGGAAATGAAAGAGTATAATATTACTGACATCAAAGTAACAGAAGAGTTATACTTAAAGATACGTGCATATTCTACCAGCCATCCAAACGTAGGAGTATATTGCGAGAACATTGAAGTAACGTGTCCCAAGTGTGCTTCTACAAATAGTAACAAACGAGGATATGCTTATACTACTACAGGAAATTACCAGCGGTATCACTGCAACGATTGCGGTGGTTGGCACAGATCACGGTTTACAGAGTATCCCAGATCTAGGAAAGACGGGTTGACCGTCAATACGGTAAGCTGATGGGCGCATTACTTTGCTACCTAGCAGTGGTAATACTAATAGGAGTATTGTTTCTATGAACTACGATGACTATTCACAATTGGTAAAAGATCAAGAGGTAGCACGAAGGGAAATAAAAGGAGAGAAGGTAAACCACCCTTCACACTATACAAGTCACGGTTCAGGTGTAGAGTGTATACAAATAACAGAGCACATGAACTTCTGTCTTGGTAATGCGGTAAAATACATTTGGAGAGCCAGTATGAAAGGAAAGCATAAGGAGGATCTTGAGAAAGCAATATGGTACATACGCAGAGAACTGGAAAGGATAGAATAATGACATATGAAGAATACTATTGGGAACAATCAGGAGAGAAAAGATTTCGATTGAATGAACTAACTATATGGGCTGTTAACAAACTATGCGATACTGAAACTAATATAACCGGCTCAAAGGCTTTTCTAAGAGGTAGACTAGACAAGTTGATAAAAGATATAAAGTATGAGGGGTGGAGAAGAGCTTCTGCAAGAATGAGAAAGGCAGTTGACAGATGGATAGTAACTCACTCCCAAGAGGAGCACTATGAAAAAAATATCTAGAACTAAATCATTCCTATTGAAAGCTCTTAGAGTTAAGCATGATAAACTAGTAACCAGAGATAACTTCGATGCTCATGAACTACTAGAATGGGCTATGTTCTTTGCAGCAGAGGCAGGTTATGAGGAGGGAATACAATGGTATGAGGAAAAGGTGTACCCTGTATGTAACAACTCCTATCAGGAGGGTACATTAGTACCTGCAAACCCTTATAGATCGGGGGCTAAAATCACCAAAAATGCCTATCGACCACTATAGGAGATGGAGTAATATAGATGGATAAATGGACTAGCATGACTAATCCGATGTTCCGTAGTAAATTCAGCGAGGACATCTTCAATCAAAAGTATCGACACGACGGGTGTGAGACATGGGAAAGATTATGCTCTACTCTTGTAGAAGACGTAATGGGGAACAAAGCAACAAAAGATGAAAAAGATCAATTGATCGAATACATGGTTGATTTGAAGTTTATCCCAGGTGGAAGGTATTTATATTATGCAGGAAGAGAACATAAATTCTTCAACAACTGCTTCTTACTTAAAGCTGAAGAGGACACTAGAGAAGATTGGGCGGAACTATCTAAAAAAGTTGAATTGTGTCTTTCGACTGGTGGCGGCATTGGTGTTGATTATTCCATATACCGTCCTCGCGGTAGTCTTCTCCGTGGTACTGGCGGCATTGCCTCAGGTCCAATTCCAAAAATGCAAATGGTTAATGACCAAGGTAGGGGAGTTATCCAGGGCGGCTCTAGACGAAGCGCCTTGTATGCGTCACTTAATTGGCAACACGAGGACATCCCAAAATTCTTAACAGCAAAAAACTGGTATGACAAAAAAGTAGCAGGTACTAATAAATCACTGGGAGATCTTAGAGAAGCTGACTTTAATTTTCCAGTACCACTAGATCACACCAATATATCAGTAAACTACGACACAAAATGGGTAGAAAATTATTGGGATTCTAATGACGTAGGGGATATATTTAGGAAGAATATAAAACAAGCTCTTTCTACAGGAGAGCCTGGATTTAGCTTTAACTTTTGGAAAAAAGAAGAAGAGACACTAAGAAACGCATGTACTGAAGTAACATCTATAGACGACTCAGACGTATGCAATTTGGGCTCAATTAATATAGGAAGGATTGATTCTCTTAAGGAGTTCAAATCAATTGTAGAACTAGCTATTATGTTTTTGCTTTGTGGAACTCTTGTTGCAAAACTACCATATGAAAAGGTTGCTGATGTACGTGAAAAAAACAGACGACTTGGTTTGGGACTTATGGGTATACACGAATGGCTCATTAAAAGGGGAAAGAAATATGAAGTAACAGGCGAACTTCACAGGTGGCTTTCAATTTATAAAGGTGTATCGGATAGTACTTCATCAAAGTATGCAGACTTACTTAGCGTTTCACACCCTGTTGCCAACCGTGCTATAGCTCCAACTGGATCAATTGGGATACTCGGGGGTACAACCACAGGAATAGAACCACTATTTTCTGTTGCTTACAAGAGGAGGTATCTAAAGGGAACAGAGTGGCATTATCAATATGTAGTAGATGGGGTGGCGCAAGAGATGCTTCAGAATTACGGTGTCAATCCTAACGACTTAGATACATCCATGTCTTTAGTAGCAGATCCAAAAAGAAGATTAAATTTCCAAGCTGATGTACAGGATTATGTTGACATGGCTATATCTTCTACAATAAACCTTCCTAAATGGGGTACGATAAATAATACGGAAGATAACGTGGATGACTTTACTAAACTTCTTGCTAGTTATGCTCATCGTCTACGAGGATTTACCTGCTATCCTGATGGTTGCCGGGGGGGACAGCCCCTTGTAGCCGTAGATTATAAAGAAGCAGTAAAGAAATTGGGAAAAGAATTTGAGGAGCATATTGAAATAACAGATGTATGCGATATCAAATCGGGGGAGAGTTGTGGTTCATAAAAAAAAGGAGGCACACGGTTGTGTGACCTCCCTATCTTTAGAGTGGGATCAGCTAGGACGATTAGTTTACAAGAGAGCTAGAGTTAATGTTGATAGCCTAAAGACTTTATTGGAAAATCATTATCCTGAATGGGAACAACTACAAAAGACGATAGATACCATACGGTGGATAGATGATGCATTAAATGAGTTAACTTTAGAATTGGCTGAAAGGGCAGAAGATGAGGGTATACGTGTACAAGAATGGAATGTGCGACCCGAAAGCGAAATTGGGGATAATAAAGACATTTCAGAAAGCAAAGGAAGTTGATGATTATCTAAATTTACTTTGTATTAGCATGACCTCTATAGCACATAAGCAATATAGAGTATTTATAGCTGATGATGATGTTGAACAATCTTCAATAGATCACTATGTAATTATGGAAGATAATTATGAATTTGATATGGTAAAAAGGAAATTTAAGGAAGTAGATACAAAAGAAATAGCTATAGCTAATGATGCTAAATTAGCACAAAGAGAGAAGATTATTAGGCCAAGAGTTCAGATGGTAAGAGAATAAAACCAATGGGGTGGTCAGGGAATTAACCCTTGACCACCCCTTTTATTTCTTATGTATACCTACGAACAAGCTAACAGTTTGACATAGTATCCTACAACAAAGCCTATTCCTAAGAAGACTCCTGCTGCAACCGGCTTATTGCTGATAACAAACGTAACGCTCGATTTAATTTTCTCCCAAAGCATAGTAATCTCCTATATTCTTTTTCTAAGGGCTCGATCTCCAAACCACCACAAAACTGCCGATGAAGTTAAATAAAGTATTGAAGCTTCAATAGTAGCACGACCTTCAATGGGGGAGGAGAAGTAAATTATTCCCACTAAAACAATAAGACTGAAAGTAAGAACAGGACGCACAAGACGAAGCAAGTCAATGACCCAGAGAGAATTTGTACCAACCATACTGTCGTGGCTGTAGGATGCCATACGGGAATCAGCATCGACCTTAGATTGGGCAACTGCCATCTCTCTTTTGTTTTCATCTGCGCTGATTTTATTCTGTAATTCAAGCAAATCAAGGGCTCGTTCATGCTTATTATCAGCTTTCTTTTCTTCAACCCAATAGTCAAGAAAAGAAAACGCCTTTCCGATAATTGAACCTACGATTCCAGTAACTCCACCAGTTAAAGATGTTGCTAGTAAATCAAGCATCATACAGAATTACCTGATCTCTGAACGGGCCGCGCCGACGCCGCTGGTGACGTACCCAGCCGCCGCGCAGCCAGAGAGGATCAGGGCGATCACCACGACGA